TTGCCACGTCTGAATATGTACTTGCACCAAATACATCAGCCATATTATTACCTTTTATTTAATCGTTATGGCTTAAAGTATTCTCTATTTAAAGATTCTAAATACTAAAAGCCTTTTCTAGTTCACTTTCAGAACCTAAAAGGGCATCAAATATTTTATCATCTGGAGACTTTTCAACTTGAGCTCCACCAGTAGTAGCTAAAGAACCGGGTATTTCTTGAACCTCGCGCATCTTTTGACGCATCTCGTCTCTTGTCTTATTAGCTATATTACTATCACGATTCTTACGATTCATTAAATAATAAATATCATCTAATTCAAGAGATTTAGACTTTGCGAAATCAACAAATGTTCCCCACTGTTCGTCATCTAATTCATGTTGTTGACGGAAAGAAGCTTCTTTTGCTAACCTGTGATTTTCAGACCTTTGCCCTTGTAATGCTTTCCCAAGCCTACGCTGAACAATGCCATCAATCGTGGCACCGAGAACTTTTGCTGAATCCGATTCTGGAGTTGCAAAAGCTTCATCGGCATCAAATGAAAAATCTTCTGGAAGATTTAATTGTTGTGCCATATTTTCAGGTGTCTGACCACCACCCTCAAAATAATTTCTCACATGAGTAATTAAATTAGGGTCGTCTCGCATAGCGTCAAGGATTGGCATATAAGGCTCTAGCTCTTGGAGCTTTCCATTAAGCCTTTTTGCTTCTCTGCTTGAATCGCTATACCTTTTTTGCATTATCTCCACATCCACTACTTGTGGGTTTGCTTCAACATGCGGTTGAACTTCACTGGGGCTCGTTAGTGTATTATCACTATTAGAATCCGAGGTTAGCTGCGAAGGTTCGTCTAATATCCCACCATTAACACTTTCATCGAGAGCTGCGAAGAAATCATCTCCGCCTCCCATGACTGAATCAACTGCTTGGGAATTTGGATTTGTAGTCTCTAATTCGGGGGCCATAACGGCGTTGCCTTGTACTTGAGCCATACGTTATTCTCCATTTTGTTAGTTTAACTTAAAAAAATTTGTAGTAAAGTTACAACTATTCTTTTTCACTCTGTTTTTTATCTTGTTTTAAGTCGTTTCTCATCTCATCACGTAGTCTTTGAAACTCAACTTTCAACATTCCTTTTAATAATTTTTGTTGCGCTTGAGTATCTATAACGTCTTTTCTTATTTCATTTGAAGCTTGTCCAACCTGCATCTTTATACCTGCTTGTACTAATTGACGTTCTAGTGTTTCAATAGTTCCATCTTTATCTTTCATAGATTCTTCCATTGAAGATAATTGAGATTGAAGTTGCGCATATACTGATTTTCTTTCAACAATCTTTTCTTTATTTCTTATATCGGTTTCTCCTATCATCGCAATATCATCAATCAACCCAGCTTGAAACCATCTAAAATATTCTTCAAGTAATGCCCATCTATTTACAGGCATTGTAGCTCCTGCTACAACTCTTACATCGAATCTTGCAGTAGCATAATCTTTATATCTACCTATCGCTTCTCCATAATCATTATAAACTTGTATATTGATAGAAACTTCTTTTTCTTCATCTGGCATTTGCCCAGCTTCAGGTTGTACAATCCTAAATACCTTTTCAATCGTATAATGTTTTTGAGCCATTTGTTGAAATATTCTACCTAAATGTTCTAAAGCAGGTTCTACTATACTACCCATCCATGCTTTAAGTCTTCGAGTCCCAAATTCATCATTCGCTAATAATCCACGATAAGTTTCAGGTTGCTCTTGTGTAAATCCCATCATCGCAGAAGGCACTCCACTAATATATTCTGCATCAGCCTTTCCTTCTTGCACAACTGTATAGAAAGCATTGTTGATTGGAGCCGGTAATACAGGAGTAGGAGGTGTGAATCCTTGACGATATTTCAGTAATGCACCAGGTGAAGATGAGTATTGTTCCCATTCTTCTTCTGGGACAGAACCTTCTTCATACATCCATCTAAGATTAGATGCAAGATTAGCATTGTGTAACATAATTTGATGAGATTTATTTATTTCTTGTTGTTTACCAATAAGAGGTACAACTGCACTCATTGGAAACGGAGTTCCGCTATACATATATGGAATTGGTACAATAGGATATTCAGTAACTGGTAATGTATATTCATACAAGAAGACTTCATCTCCAACAGTACAAGTTAATATAATTCTATTTTCGTGGAATTTTATCGCATCAACTATATTTTTACTAGCATCGCTATCTTCTAATATTTTATAATCAGATTCACTCATTACTTGCTGAGCAATAGTACTTGCAGCGTCTTGAGCTTCAGCTGTTAGTTGCATCCTCTGTTCTTCAATAGCTTGAACAGCCATTTTCTGAGCTTTCTCTAATTCTAATTTTGCTCTCTCAGGTATCATTTCACCTGCTTCAACAGCTTGATTTAATTGAAATTCTTTTTCTATAATCCCTACTTCTACTTCTTTTTGGAACTCTTCAATTTTCTCTTCAACTTGTTTTTTAATTAAATCTAATTCAGCAGGGCTTGGTTTGACTCTTATATAAACATTACGATATGCAAACTTCTTCTTAGAATATGTTTCATAGTATGCAATAATATCATCATCTTCAGCCTCAAGATTAACACCCATTGTAATATCTTCTGGTTGAATAGTAAATGATTCATCCATATCTCTTTGAGAATAAGAGATTACTTCATTACTTCTCGAAACTTTTTTTATCTTCATTTCATGGTCTGGTAACATATTTATTAAGCTTGACCTTGAGATATTCTTCCTAATTGTTATAAAAGTTGCATCTCTAAATAAGAAGTCTCTACTTGCTGGGTCTACATATATATCATATGGTTCAATTCTTTTAAATTTAACTTCACCTAATCCTCGGTCATCATCTCTATCTATATCTACAAGAAAATATCCAATTCCTTTTGTAAGACTATCAAGAACTACTTGACTATATAGAGATTTACCATTTGATAAATACCAACAATACTCTGCTATATCTGAGTGGACTTGAGCCGCATCTACGTCATCACCAGTAGCCCCTACAGCTTTCCACCTAGGATTATTAGCTGTAACGAAATACTTCATAATTTCTATAATAGGAGTTACTCTATTAATAGTAAATGTAGGCATTCCAGCTTCTTCTAATGCATCTACTTCTCTCTTTGAAAGTTGCTCATTTAAATAAAAGTCAAAACCTTTCTGGCTAAGAGTCTGCCATCTTTGTCTATGACTATTGTTTGCTCTTTCCCAAAGTTGTTTATTAGTTTGAGCTCTTTTCTTATTTGTCATTCTTGCCATAATTTATTTCCTATCTTCCCATTTGCCATTGTCTTGTGCGACCCTCTGTATCTCTCGCATATTTAAAAACTTGTTCTGTAATATCTAATGGATGACCCAACCTTGGTTCTAAAAATTGCCCATATCTTTCATGATATAATTTTGGGTCTTGAGGAAATCTAACATCTTGGTATACTTTTATACCTGTAACATCTGAAATAGGAAGCCCTCGTTCAAATATAGTATGAAGGTCTTTACCTTTCCTAAAAACTGTACGCCCAGCAAGGTCTGTATACAAAGCCTGTTGAACTCCAGCATATGGAAAATCACTTGGGTCAAATCCTCTCATACCCATCGCTTCTCGCCTTATTGCATCAACAGTAGTTTCAACATCATAAATAACCCTATCTCCTCCAAACCAACCCATTTTATCCCCTATTCTAGGAATTTGATAAGGCTCTGGATATCTTGGATAACTTGCCGGTTCAGCGTAAGGACGAGCAGACCAATACGGTTTTCCCTTCTCTGGCGTAAAACCTGAATACTCTCCTCCTCCTTGTAAAACAGCTTTCCCTCCTCTAAATCCAACAATATCTGCCATCCTTAAATTTGGTGGAGTTCCTCTTCTAACATTAGAAATCTCACCTAAAAAAGGAACAAAAGCCATTGAAGACCATAGAGTATTCTTCCAATCTCCCTCTACAGCATACAAAATTGCGTCAAGAGCATCTGCTGGAGGCAAAGCCATTCCAAGTGATTGTAAAGCTGCATGAGCAGTAAGATCAGGCTTTGGTTGTTTTTTTGCTAAATCTCTTTTTTGCTTAGCTGATAGTTTTTTTCTTTTTCTAAGTTCTTTAGAACTAAAACCACCACTTAATCTTTGAAATAATGTAGGTTCCTCTACTACACCATATTTCAATAATTCTCTTTTTGGTTTAGACTTCTTTTTTTTATCTTCAGCCACTTATTATCTCAACCATTTCTTTACAACTTCAACAAAATGTTCTGGGTCACCTTTTCCACCCTCACTATTATAGTATTTTTTCCAATAAGCAGCTTGTCCTTCTATTGTATTCGGCATCCTTTTAGGAACTCTCCAATACTTTAAACGACAATGAACTATTCCAGCTGCAATGTTCTTTTCTAATATTTCTGCCCATACTTTTTCATCAAGATTTTGCCAGTGTTTAACATCTACCATACTCGCATCAGCACATTTTCTCATTAGTTCTGGTCTATGTTTAAGATAGTGAGCTAAGTTATCTACACAAGTTGCGGGCTCTACTTGCCAGAAACTTCTGGCTGGCCCGTCTCCCATTTGTCTAATATACTCGTACCGTGATTCCACAATTCCAGTAGCAATCACTAAATCAACTGCACTAGGACTTGCAAACTTTTCTCCCATCTTCATACAAGTATCAGACACCAATGAATACATTTGTTTTATACTAATCATATTAAGCTACTATCCAACTCTTTGCTTTTTTCTTTGGCTTGAACCACATCTTTTTCTCCTTATCTTTCTTCATATTTGGCGGAAACGAATGTACTTGAGAATAATAAAGGCTCTCTATGGTATCATCATGGGACATTTTAGGGCCAAAAGTAATAATTTCGTTAATCAAATCAAACATATTTTTCCTTAAATGCACCGTTCCTGTACTAAAACGAGCCGAAAGACCACTATAAATGCGATTACGCTTGTTAGTTCCGCCAGGTTTCTCTGGAATCACAGCTATATCGAACCTATTTATGCGTCTTCTCTCGTCATTCAGCGCTTGAAATATAGACCTGTTCATAGCTACGTCTTCAACTGTAGAAGACATACAATTATATTTTTGATGTAGTTCCAATATATAATCAACTACACCTTTCTTTCCAAATAGCTCTCCTGTGTCTGGAGATTTACTACCAATTGTAGGAATACTTCTATGCCTTTCGTATTCTAAAACATATAATTCATTATTTACATCAATAGCTATTACCATTATAACTGAGAAGTCAGCATGCTTTGTATCAATATCTGTAGCAGGGTCACATCCTATAAATACATTTACAGGAATTTGCTCCCCATCTTTTACAATATAATTTATATCATTTTCATTTTTATAATATCCATCCCAATATTTTATATGATGCCTTGTCCACACTGCATCTTCATCACTCATTACTTCCATCATATATTCTTGGAAATACTTTTGTGGTTGCCCTGAGTCCTGATAAAACTTCTTTTTCTCTTGCAGTTTCTTTTTACTAAAGAAAGAAGACCATAATGAAGACCCATCATCAGTAATAGCCTTATATGTAATTACTTTCCAAGCAAACTCTTTCTTATCCTTCATAGCCTTACTGTGATTTGTAAGAAGATTATTTATAAAAGAATCATAATGAACAGGAGTCCCATTTACACGCAACCGACCAGTGTGGGGTTCCAAAGCGGGGTAAACTACAGCAGTGACCAAATTTGCATTTTTGTCTCTAGCCTCTCTAGTAATTGTATTTGCTTCATGCTCAAAGTCATCTAATACTATCAAATCATATCTTTTATGTAGTTTTGCTCCTCCACGAATACCAGATACATTTGATTTACTTATCAATTTGCATCCATTTGTTAGTTCTACATCTTCCTCTGTCCACTTATTCCCTCTCAAACTTCCAAAATAATACTTTATCTTATCATTATATTCTAAATGATGCTTAATATAATCCATATTACCTACACTAAGTTTTTGTGTAGCTGATACCCATGCATAGAATAAAAAATCATCTTTAGGACAGAAAACAAAATCTTTTAACATAGATGCTTTAGTAAGAACAGTCTTACCATGACCTCTGGGAATAATAATTGCTACCTGCTTTACTTGTTTATCATCTATAACATCGGCTACTTCATAATGAAAGAAAGGAGTTTCGCTACGCATGAAGTCATCTGATAAGAATAATTTACCAAACGATATTAAGTCTTTACTTGCAAGTCTTAAAGCTTCTTCAGCCTCACTTACGTTTTGGCTGTTTATATTCACCTTGTCCTAAACTCTTGAGCATCTGCTTTAAATCTACCTGGCCTATACTTCTTTTTTGCAATTTTATAATCAGTAACCATATCTAATACTTGCTTTTTTGTATATCCAGCCCTTTTTACTAAATCATCAAATGCCCAACCACTATTCTCGCCTAATGACGCAATTTGTTCTATTCTTGCTTCAACTTCTATATTTCTAGTGTAATATTCTTTTCCAGATGTCATATCCCATTCACTAAGAACATCTTTTTCATATTTCTTTTTATACCATTTATGATATTTATCAGCATATTTTTTACCATGTTCTTTTTTAACTAATCTATGAACATGATTAGGTGCCATTGGTTGTCCTCGTGTATTAATATATTTTTTAGGAATAGAAGGGTATCTATTTTTAGGTTTTGGTATTTTTATTAATGTAGAATATGCAACATGCCAATCAGCTGGGTATCCATATTTTGTGCCAGAAGAAGGAAGAGTTGACTTTGATAGCAAAGGAGAATATGAAATTTTCTTTCCACCTATTGATGTAGCCCTTGCCCCCTTATAAGGGTCTACCCAACCTTCTGCTTCCATTCTTTTCATACCTTCTACATGCTGCTTATAATGACGAGATTCATGTCTTAGAATACTTTCCCCCCAGTCTTTCCCCCAAGATTTTCTACCACTAAGTATACCTCCTAATGTTCTCTCTTTAAGATAAATTGATTTTTCTTGAGGAATCCATCCTGGTTCATACGAAAATTTTCTCTGATTGGGATATAATTCTAAATGTCTTCTTTGCATTCCCGATGATGGAATATACTGACCAGCGGCTGTTCCCATTTGTGGGTCTTTTGCTCCTACAAATTTAACTTCTCTAGGATAATCAATATCAGAAAACATAGGGTCTTTTGATGCAGATTCCATTCCTTTTTTATAAGCTCGTCTTGATAGAATACTACCACCTTTAATATTGACAGCTCTAGCCGCTGCTGGTAACTTAGGTATTACTTTCCCAGCTGCAATACCAGTTGCAATAGCTATTCTTGGGTCAACGCCTTCCGAATGAGCCATACCAGTTAATAAAGTTTCAAAAGCTAAATCTAAAGGACTAGTAGGCAAGAGAGGTGTGATTCCCCCACCTTGAGGCATAGATGCTAAACGACGTTGTAATTGCATTTGAGAAACAAGACTACCTCCTTCTTCACCTGGAATTTTGCCAGCACTCATTAAATCTAATTCCATTTGCCGAATAATATTGTTTATATTAGTCTTCTTTTTCTTTTTCTTTTGATTTGGCATCTAAAAACTTTTCAAATTTCTTATCATGTTTGTTCATTTCAATATACAATTGCAAAACTTTCTCTAAATTTAAGAATCTTTCCGATAACATTGAAACAACTATTCTTGTGTTCTGGACTTCTCTTTTTAAATCATGTTTGGAATAAACTTTTTTCTTTTTCAATTTACTTCCTCTATTTTAAACTCATCTAATAATTTATCTTCTTGAGCATCTTTAGTAAAAGAAACAATAGCTTCTACAAATCCTTGAATATATGATTTAGCTTCTATCGTAGTATCAAAAGACCTCATCAAAGCATCAGTCTTATCATTTTTAGCTTTTTTCCATAATACTAAATATCTTCCTCCATATATCATTTTTGATTAATTCTCCCAACATTTTACACTATCTTTTGTAAACTCCATTGTAATCCATCCCGTTCTTACAATTGGGTACATAGAATATCTTGCATACTCAGCATATCTTAAAAATGAACCTCCTCTTACATACCAACGACGCTTAAGAGCTTCTTCATCGCCATCAACCATAATCGAATCCACTGGTTTAGCATAGAGTTGGTGATTATGCCCAAGTAAAAAAACATCCCCTTCTGAATAGACAGCTGCAAGTTTGTCCAACTCAAGGTCACCATTTTTCGCACCACTTTTTCCATGTCCACTAACAAGATACCAATCCTTATCTTTAACAGTTATTCGTGAATAGCCTGGGTATTTAAAGTAAGGAACGTTCATCTCAGCAGCTAAAGTCCTGCAAACATCAAAATCCAGTATATTAAAGCTACGAAGAAAATCATGATTACCCCCACGAATAAATAAGCATTTATCTTTTATAGGAGCTACTAATTGTAAAAAAGCTAAATATTGCTCATCAGGTGAAACTGATTGTCCTCTTTGTGATATTTTATAGTTTGGAGGTATCAATTCTAATAAATCACCATTACCAAACCACACAGCATTTGGGTCTTTAGAAATAGTAGATACAGCTTCTGAAAACTTCTTTAAATCAAACTCATGAGCACCTACATGAATATCTGTAAGACAATGTACTCTGATAATCTCTTTTGACTTATAAGAAAAAATATGTCCTGGTTCTACTAATAGATTATATTCTTTTACTTCAGTATCTATTGGTATGGAAAAACTAGATTTACATGAATGACACTTATATCTTTGATTAATCTTATCTTTACCAGCTCGTTTCCCATCTTTTTTTGTATACATTGATGTACATCGAGGGCAAACCATTATTTGTCCTCCAAAGATATTGACGTAATTTGTTTATTATCTCTTGTGGCTCCTTCAATTTCATCTGGAGAGAATCCTTGAAATACTCCAAGCAACCCTACATCTTTTTGTTTTACTGTATTTCCTGCAGTCCCAACTATCTTACCTAATTCTTTTGTAGACTGAAGTATGATATTATCATCTTCACTATAATCTGCAAGATTTTTTAACTTACTAAGAACATATTCATGGTCAATCCCAAGACTCTTCGCTATGTCTAGTACTGATTTTTCTATTTCTTTCATAACTCTCTCCTGTTTTAATAATATAGTCGCTTTTTTTCTTGCACTGTTACTTGACAATTCACTATATGCTTTCTTATATGCGTCTACCGCTCCCATTCCTACTACTATATTTGTTGCGAATTCTCTTTCTTTCCTCGTTACATTCTTTCTTTCCTTAACTCTTCTGCCTGTATTATTTATACTCTTACTAAATGTATATCTATTTGGATGGGAACTAAAATCCGTATCCATCTTTGTAGTATATCTATTAATGAAACTACCTACTATTGTCCTAACCCAACCTTTAGCATATGTATAATTCTTCCTATCATTTGGATGTTTAACTGATTTGCTAACTTTTAGTAATTGGACTATCCTACCATCATCACTGAATACCCAATCACCCTCATCAGAATCACGCCAGTCTGGTTTTACTACCCTATTTGGATGATGAGCCTTAAACTCATCTATGTCATCGTAGACATAATGAGATTTACCCTTTATTGATTTCTTTTCCAAATTTCAAATCTTGTAATTGTAAAAAAAGATTGTCTATTAATTCATTTACTTCTTTTGGGATAATAAACACTTCTCCATTTATTTCTATTGGATTACAATCATTAGATAAACTCTTTAAAGCTATCTCCTGTTCTTTAATTGAAAACTCCAACAATTCTTTTATTACTTCTGCCATTGTAGAATATAAGACTTTATTTACTTTTTTGCATAGTTAACTTGTATATCGCCACCCAAAGAAGAACTACACATATTAAATTGAACAATAGGGGAGACACATGTCGAATCGGCATTATAACGAACACGGCTACTAACCACGATATTGCCAACTTTGGCCAAAAATTTTCTATTTTTTCCATCACGTAATGTTCGATTTTTTCCCATTAAAATATTCACCCCTTTATTTATTCCCTCCCTACCACCCATTAATTTAAATACTTGTCAAGTATAATGAAACTACTATTTGACCAAGTCATTTCCTAAAAAAAAATACACCATTTTGATATTCAACCTTTTTTACCTATATACCCCCCTATCGGGGGTTTTCGTAAAACGAATTTACGTTATTTTTGATTATATATAAATATATTAGAATCTATTAACAATAAACAAAGGAGTCTATTATGACTGAGCAATTCACACATGAAGAGGTGAAGGAAAGTGCTGCGAAGACGTGGCGTGACATGATGGCTGCACATGCTAAGGCTGATGTTAAGCGTGGGTATAACCGATTCATTGGTTCTATACCTAGTCAGAATGACATAGTTCGTAAAGGTGTAGCGCATCTTCAGTTCCTTAACACTATATGTGTAGCTAATGGCTGGAAGTTAGTATGGGAAGACCCAGATGCCACCCCAGTGAACCCCGGTAGCCTTACCTAGGTGAGGGGTTAACACCCCTTTTGTTGTGTGTTGTTGGGCTTGTGTTGTAATAAAGCAGAATATATCACGTAACGTGGGTATATCAGGTGTATAAAGCAATGCAAGCTCACACACACTTTATGTATCACTTTTGTATTAACTTGGGCAATAACCTTAATAATTTGATAAAGCTATCATCGTGGTAGGTCGACAACCGTACCGTGCAGCGGACTTTCAGTATCTCTAATAGAGTATAGCTGATGCTTGACACTATTTAAGGAACAATTTAGTGAATCATAAGCGGTGAGGCTTTATCAATAATTTTTCATTAATAACCTTAATAATCATGGAGTAACTATGACACCTATAACTATTTTAATAAAGCATTGTATGTCTTATGGCAAAATATTATCTGAAACATCTAAAGTAATAACATATCTAACCAAGAATGGTTTGCGTGTTGTTATATCTAAAAGGAGAAACCAATGACAATCATAATTCAATCTCACACTTACACAATCAATCTTGATAATGTGTCTTACTTCAGGTCAGAAGAGTATGACCAAACCATGTTCACTATGGATAATGGTCGCAGAGTAAGGATAACATGTCCTTATGATGAAGTTCTTAAACAAATAAAGAACAAATTGTATAGTATTATGGGCAACCAAACTGCTGTCTTCATTGAGTTAGAGTATGGGGTTAGAACAGCTGAAAATGTATTTGCTCAAATAGCTAAAGTACAGGGAGACTCATGATGGAAAAGACTAAACTTGATGAGCTCGAGACTCATTATAACCTGTTGTTTGATTATATGTTCTCAACTGGCACAATACCTTATAGTAATTTCTTAAGAATGATTAAGAACATAAAAGATAAAGATGTTGAGCAGTATAGAACAAGGTTAATATTGCAAAAAAAAGGAAACAGTCATGACAACTAAACAATCACCGAAGTATAAAACAATATCCATAACAGACTTAGAATTATTCATATATATGATTGGTCGTGGCTCAAAACCGCATGAAGCATTAAAAAACATGATGGAGCATAACCAAGAATTAAAATACACTCGTCAATACTTAATT